TTTCTCTCTAGGAGATAATGGATTCTTTTTACTATCTTCTGACCTACTGATATAGATTTTATAATTTCTATCTGCTCTTACAACTTTATTAATAAGTTTTTCGTGACCTATTGTTGGAGGATTAAATCTTCCAAATGTAATTGCAATAGATTTTTCTCCTACTGCTTCTGATTTTAAACTTTTTATTTCTGCGTCTGTTACCTTTTCATCTTCTAATATTTTTTTACATTTGTAAAAGAATTTTGTGTAATGAAATTTCTCCAAATACTTATAGACAACATTTTTAGGTAACTTATGAGCGATACCATATTTTTTAATCTCTTCTGGTGTCAAAGGTCTATTAAATAAATCTCTTCTTGCCTGCATAAGGTTATCACCCATTTCGGACATCTTCTTTATAGCATCCTCTATCTCTTCTAATTTCTCAGCAGTTTTTATATGTAAATCTAATATATCATTTGGTTTTAATTCTTTTAACTCTTCATAGTCAACTATATCTCTTTGTAATTCTCCTTTAACTACATCTAGTTCTGCCACTTTCTTTTGAAATTCTGCCTCATATACTTTAGGATCAAACGTTTGTTCTTTAGGTCTCTTATCAAATTTCTGTTTGAATACATCATAAACTCCTGTAGCAGTTTCAAGATGAGCGTCATTTACTTTAGGGTCTGTTTGAACATAATAATTAATCGGGTGTTGCGTACCTGGTACTAACTTACCACTAACTTCTCCTACAGATTGTCTTGCTTCTAAACCAACTGTTTCTCTATCTTTTTCTGGTATGTCTATCAATACATCAATATCTAAATCTGCGTCATTTCTATATCTCTTTCCAAGAATAGAACCTATTAATTTTACTGACACAACAGGACCCCATTTTGAAAAATGTTTTGCACCTGCTTTAATCATATCTAAAACTTTTGGTTTTAATTTTGGATTTTCTGTTTCTGCGTCATCAAATACACCAACAGCATATCTACTTCTAGGTACATCTATAATACTTTCTCCCATTACCAATCTTCTACCAACACTAAACATTGTATTCTTAAACATTTGTTCTCTTGACATCCAATTTTTTGCAATATGACTTTTAACTGGTGCTCTCATATATCGTCTAACTAATCTGTCACAACCTGCTAATGTTTGTGACACTAATTCTTTATCTGACCTATTATTATCTACTATAATAAAATTTGATTGACCAAATAATCTTTGAAATTTACCTATATTAGATTGCACTTTCTCCCAAGATGTTTGTACAACATACTCTGGTATTTGCCTACTTCTTATTTTATTTCTTTCTAACGCAACAGGTAATGTTGTGTTAACAAATATCATATAACAATCATAACCTAATGCGTGTAGCATATTATATTCGGAATTTATTCTTGCATAATCTCTTCCAGTTGCGTCAATAACTAAACCTAATCTGCCTCCTACATATTGGTGTAACTGTTTCATCATTGTACCTTTTGCTCTGGCTCTTATAAGGTCTCTAAAATATTTTTCTTGGTCAGGCATTTTGTCTGAAAGTCCTGCCTGTTTCAATGCTCTTTCAAATATTGTATCTGAATTAACAAACTTTAATCCAGTTCCAGCAAATGCGGAAGAAGCGATAAAGGTTTTTCCTGAACCTGGTCCACCCGCCATAAAAAAGGCTTTAAATATACCTGGATCGTATACACCTTCTTGTAATAAAAATTCTTTAAACTTCATTTATTTCCATCCTTTTGGCAACGTAAAGTTTGCCCTACTAAATTCTAATCTATCTACTATTTTTACTGCACCTGCTACTCTATCTACTGCAACATATCCTTCAGGTGCTGTTACTCTATATCCTGTTCCAGTTTTAATGTAGTGTCCTATCTGTTGAATTTGATTCATCTTTTGTATCAATGTGTTCTTCGCATTACCTAAAGTTACGTGACTTGCTATTGCAAAATACATAGAAGATTTATTTTGATTAATAAACTTAAATCCATTTGCTAATATATCTCTATATTTTTGTTTTGCTTTTTCAGTTTTTCTTTGGTCTATTTCTGTCTTCAAAATGTTCTCATAATAATCTCTAAACATATCTTGCAAGACTCTAACCTTTGCCATACTGCCTTTATTATTTCTAATGTAATGATTGAAAAATGCTTTTAATCTAAACCCTACAGATAAAGGGTCACTAGCACGACTAGTCATTTCATCTAATATCTTACTTGCTTTACCTAAAGAACCTTCTGCCATTCTTAATTGAGCATCAAATTTTCCTAGTTCTGATTTAGTAAAAGTAATAGAACCAGAGTCATCCTTATATTCAGCACTCGCAACCCACACTCTTGAATTACCTGACCCTCTAACATTACCAAAACTTGCACTTAAACTTTTCATATCTTTACCAGTATACATTGTATGAAATACAATACCCATTTTAGCACGAGCAATTTTCTTACCTATATTGCTATTTGATTGTACTGCATATGTGATTGTATTTGGTGTAAAGGTTATCATTTTTTCACCATCAATTGAAGCTGATTTTTTATCGTTAGTAAATAATAAATCACCTTGTAAAATTTGTTTAATGTTTAAACTAGATAAATGATTAAGACATACTGATAATTTTTGAGCGACAGGACCAGAATGGTTCCGTCTTATGTCTGCTGTTGTGTAATTGATTTTGGGAGTTTTGTTGAATATAGATTTAGTACCAACAAAGAATTGACCGTTTTCAGGATTGACACCACATATAATAGCAGGTGCCCCATCCCATTTAACAGTAGTATTGATTTTTGCTCCCGAGTGACCTGCGAGCATATCTCTTACTGATTTTAGAAAGTTAATTGCGTTAACTCCACCAGCCGAACCTCTATTGATTATATCATCTTCTAGGTGTTCTAGGTGTGTGTTCTTGTCGTTTGTGGTAAAACCTTTAAAACTAAACATTATTCCTCATTTATTCCATTAGTATAATCTATATTCACATATCCATTAACAAATCATATACTACTATTTATACTATTTTACTACGTGAAAAAGATTGATTACGATTTCACTAGATTGTCCCCTCCAAAACTGATAGTATATACATATGAAAACACACGAAAAAGACTTTGAGATTCTACAAGATGAAATTCAAAAAGTTTTAGATAAAGCTGAAATAAAAATGAATACTCTTATAGATGATTATAGTACAAAGTATGAAGATGAAGATGACGCTGTACAAATTCAAACTTATGATTTAAGTTCTTTGTTCAGACAGTTATCTGACTTTGTTGAAGACCATATATAATTAATATATCTTTATAAAAGGTCCGTTTGTGTCTGAAAACTCTTTCTTTGAACCGTAGTATAGGACACTTAACCATTCATCAAATTTTTTCCTTTGACTTATGATTTGGTACTGTTGAATATGTTTTAACGTAACTAATTTTGAGAATAATCTACCTAAAACATTTCTATCTTTTTTTATATTTGTTGGTTCTAAACAATATTCTATAACCTTTTTAAAGGTAACATTTTTACTACCTAATTCTATAGGAGCATCCCAATTAACCTTTTCATTTTCAATTTTAATATCTTTAATTTTTTTATATAAATTATCCCAAAATTTTATTTGACTGTCTGAAAATTTACCATCAGTTGCAATGTTGGCATCCTGTGTAGGTGATTCTGGTCTTGCTAAACCTAGTGTCTTTAAAAATTCATCAATAGCAGCTGAAGCTACTTTACCTAATTTAGCTCCACTTTTTCTACCTAGTGGTGTTAAATCTGTTTGAATAACTGTACTAGGTTTACTATATCTAAAACTTCTTACTTGTACTTTAACTATCTCATCATCTATTTGCGTTTTAAAAGTAAATTCTCCAGTATCAAAAAGAGGTGGTTTTGTAACATCTAAATCACAAAATAATGTGCCAGGAATTATTTTAATATCAACACCTTTTGATCCAGCTGTTAAATTAGACTCTTCTATTGACGCTTGGTTTATACCTCTTTTTATTTCTTTTAATGAAACTGGTATCATACTCTTATTCTTTAAAAGAGTTTTCATATAAAGGTTTAACTTTATTAATTTATCTTGTGGTATAAGACCAGGAGTTTTAGCAATTTTTTCTATTTTTTCTTTTATTTTTTTCTCATTTGCTTTTTTTACTAAAAGAATATCCATAGGATTCCAAGAATTTTGTTTGGAAGGTCCTCTAACATCCATATATCTACCAACAATACCCATTAACCAAGGCAGTATACCATTATCTCTACTATAATTATAATTTTTATTGCCTCTTAAATATCTTTTTAAAGCGTCTGCTTGAAGTTTGTAAGTATCAACCCACTTTGCTGGTACATCTGGATATACTTTTTCTATAATAGAAGTTGTAGGAAATTTACCAGTTTCTATTACAGATTCAATTACAATCCTTGAACCGTTTTCTTGTTTCTTTGTTTCTATTTCTCCTGCCATATTCTCTCCTATGACTATTTATATTGGAATTATTTAGATTGGAAACACAGGTGCTTGACTATACCACCGTTCTCTTGCCAGACTTTATTCTTATTTTGGAACTTCGCTAACTTATCAGCGTCTTCTTCAAAAAAGAATTCTGATACAATAGAACCAGTTGGTTTCTCTATGACGTGCCATACAATTTTTCTACCTCTCTTAACTAATTTCTTTTCGTAAGAAAGTTTATAATTATACTTTGCTGGTCTCTTATCGCCTCTACTGAACCTTACTTTTTGTTTTTTCATATACTTTCCAAATAATAATAATTACATCCTTCACCGTGCATACCATAAACAGGATCATATTTTTTATGTTTAACATTAAAATAATCTTTAATGTGATTAGTAAATACAGACTCACTATATCCAAACACAGGCATAGTATCTCCATTTACAAAAAAAATAAGGTGAGGTTTATTATCCTCCTTATTGAAAACTCTAATAAACATTTTTCCTGAAGGTTTTAATATTCTATGATACTCTTTTATAATGGATAGAATATCTTGTGGATAGTTCACGTGTAAAGCACCAGCGTCAATAAGAAAATCAAAACTATTGTCTTCAATCTCATCTAATTTTCTTATATCTCCAACAAGAAATTTTCCTTTTGGTAAACGCTTTTGAGTTCTTTCTATAACCGTTTGTGAAAAATCTACACCTGTTACCTCAAACCCCTCGGCTATAAGCCATTCAGAATTTCTACCATCTGCACATCCACAATCCAAAACCTTTAAATTTTTTTCAAAATTATAATACTTTATAAAATCAACCACGTGGTCATCTTGTTGCTTTCGCTCCATACTAGGATTTTTATAATCCCAAGGTCCACCAGTTGGGTGATGTTTAAAAAATTCATCCCATTCTTCAACTAAATTTTTCATATCATCTTACTACTATCTATTAATTGTGGTTCTTGTTTTTTCTTCACTACTTTTTTTACTACCTTCTTTTCTTTTTTCTTTTTCTTTCCACCAAAGATTCTATCGTATTCCTTTTTATATTTTGGAGTATTTCCTCTCCAAGCACCATCAAATACTTTTCCTTTAACGCCTACTTTCATTCCCATATTACTTCCAATACGTGTTAAAACTTAATACAATCCTTTCTTTACTTTTATTAATACTATCTCCTGAACCGTGCATTAAATAACTCGGAAACATTACCATCATTCCTTTTGTAGGTGTTATTTGATAAGTTTCTTTTGTAAGAGAAGTAGGGTTTTGAAACACTAACTTGCTACTATTTTCATCTACTTTTAAAAATATAACACCAGAGCAAATTGAATTAGGATGACTATGATAGTTTAGTGTACTATCTTCACCTTGTATATTACACCAAGAGTCTTGCATTCTTTGATTGGGTATATAAACTTCGTTCATAATTTTATCTTCTATATCTTTATGATAGTCTAAAATATAAGCGTTGCCTCCCATATTAACATATGTTGTTTTAGCATTGCCTTTAAAGTAATCATACTGCCCTAAATCTTCTTTATTAATGCTATTAATTAATTTATCTATTTCTGTATCATTTAGAAAATTATATTTCTCATATATATCTATTGTAAAAAGTGTTTTCTTATTCATTGTATATCTTGTTTAATTGTCCCATTATCAAATCATCATATAATCCATAACCCCAATCGTCCTTACTTAAACCAAGTGTAGAAACAGGACGAAACATTATACCAAAACAAGTCATACAAGGGCATCCAGAAATTCTATCAATTTTTTCTTTTACTTTTTCTTTATCTTTAAATAAATCTAATATTTTATTTACAATTGTTTTACTCATTTTATTGTTTTTAAAATATTCTTCTCTATCGTTTTTCGCCAACATATCTTGTTTTATACAATAATTTTGCCACTCAATCTTTGTCATTTTAGTTTTTAATATCTTTGTTCTTAATGCACTTTGCCAAGGATCAGGAAGACCTAATATTGCTTTCTCATTAAGATAATTATTCTCATCTAATAAACCTAAATTTTTATAATGTCTTATTTCTTTTTGTTGTTCTTTTTGCCACACCTTATTCTCTTTCGCCATAACTTCTAAAGCGTCAACTGGAGTTTTTCTTATTTCTTTTTTCCAACCTATTGATTCTGGTTTCTTTAATTGTGATGGACTTTTTCTATCGTTTCTAATCATTATACTTTAAAACTCCTTACGCCTTTTAGTCTTTGTTGTAAAAAATTTATAAATTTCCATCGGTTCTCAACTAATTTACCATATCTTTTATAATGACACAAAATACCTTTGATTCTTTTACCAGCTTCCGCCTTTTTTAAATGAGCAATTAAATGTCTTTTGCTAAATCTATCTGTAATTTTTATTACTTTAACTTTTTTAACTACCTCTTTTTTAACTTCTTCTTTTTTAACTTCTTCATTTTTAAATAATATTCTATCAGCTTTTTTGTCTATTTGATTTAATCCTGTTTCATATATTCTTAAATCTCTATCTTTTTTTAAACCAGGACCTCTAATAAATTTTCTATTACCAGTTTGTTGATGGTCTATTATTTTTACCATTATACTTTAAAGTCTGAAAATTTATCGTACGGATCCACTTCAACTTTTTTCTCCTGGTTGGCGTCTACTATGTTTTGTGCTGTTTGACCTACATCATACAATCTCATTTTAGCTCTATCAACCCCTATAATAAATGACCTATTAATTCCTGGGTCATTATATCTATTCTTCAATTGTTTAATCTTTAACTGACCTAATGCGTCTAAATCATCATTGGATATTATTGCAAACATAAAGTCTGCTGTTGCTGGCAATCCAAAACTTTCTGCTGTATCTTCTAGTCCTATGTCTGTACTCATAAATCCAGTTCTTGTTGTTTGTGTAGCAGAAAACAAAGGTACATTAAATTCTACTGCAAGTCCTCTTAACTCTTCAGCGATTGCCTTGATATAAAAATAAGAACCTATATTGCCACCTTTAAATCTACTTGACGCACATATATTTAAATAATCTATGAACACTACATCTGCTTTAAAACTTTTCTTTAATGCAAGTTCATTAAACAATGCTCTAAAATGTCCTGCGTGAGCAGCGGCAGTTGGATATTCTTTAATAATTAATTTACCACCAGTCTTCTTTCTTATCTTATCTATCTTATTATCATATAAATCTTTTGGCATTGTATGTAAATCGTCCATAGTTACATCTAATAAGTTTGCGTCAATTCTTTCAGCAATTCTTTCTTCTGCCATTTCTAAAGTGATATACAATACATTTAAACCTTGTGCCAAATAAGCACTTGCACAATGACACATAAACAAAGACTTACCTACACCTGTACCTGCCAATGCAATATTCAAAGTCTTACTTGGAACACCACCCTTGGTTGCTCTATTCATATAATCTAAATCAAATTGATATTTTGTTTCTTTAGTATGATACCATTTAAATCTTCTATCAGCGTCATCTATATAATCGTGACCAATATGTTGGTCAAATGATACTGCTAATGCGTCTGCTAGTATACTAGGTATTGCTTCTGGTGTTCTTTTAGTATCTTTCTTATCTAATATTCTAATGCCATCTAATACAGCATTATGTACTGCTCTATCTTTACAAAACTTTTCAGTTACATCTAACAACCATTTTGGATCGGAATCTAATTTAGTTATAGAATTAATATTATCTTTTAATGTATTAATTTCATCTTCATTAATATCTTTTCTTTGTCCTAATTCAATTGAAATGGATTCTTTTGTTGGAAGATTATTATATTTCTGAACAAACTTATATATTTCTGTAAATAAAATCTTATCAGTTCTTAATGGAAAATAATCTTCTTTTAAAAACGGCAATACTTTTCTAGCATACTCTTCTTGAAAGAAAAGATTATTTAATATAGTTGTTTCTAGTCTATCTGAATTATGAAATGACTGCTGTACCATCTTTTAATTGTTGCTCCAATATTTCTATTAATATATCACCAATGTAATTAAGAAAATCTACGTTCTCATTTAAATCAAGATTATTTGGATTCTGTTTGATTGTATAATCAAATTTCATTGGTAATGTGCCATCTTTATTTTCTTCTTTTGCAAATCCAACTTTGCCATAATGATATACGACATCTTTATACTTACCTTCGGTAAGTTTAATACAAGAAAAATCATCACCTTCTCTTTGAGCAAAGGTGTATTTCTTATTCTTCTGATCCGTATGTAAATTTTTGTCTTGCGTGTTCATCTATCTTATCTAATACTTCTTTTGTAAAATATTTATCTGGATTCTCATTGACATTTTTACCAAATACTTTAGAACCATCTGGCATTTCATATCTTGTTGATACTTTCTTAAAGATACCTGCCTCTTCACCTAGTTCTAATAGTCCATAATGTTTGTCCAACCCTTTTTTATAAGTTAACTTGACATCAATTTGAGCGTTTTCTTTTGTTATTCTTGATTTGTATATTTTACAATGTATTATATTTCCAATAACCTCGGTACCCAATTTCTCTTTTCGTTTACCAAGATAGATGATTGTTGAAGCAGCGTATTTCAATCCTGAACCGCCACCCATTTCTTTTTGTGGGAACATTGAACCAATAACATCATACGTGTGATTGGTCATTAACATAGGAACATTTGCTTGTCCTAGTTTAAGTGTTAAAACTCTAAATGTAGATTTGACAATTTGTGACCTTGTCATATCTCTTGTTTCTTTACCTTCTGCTGTGTCGGTCATTTCTTTTGTAGTAGATAGCATTCCTAAACTATCTAACACAAACATTAAAGGTTGTCTATCTTTTTCGTCTTGTTCTAAATATTTGTCTACTATTTTAATTGCTTGACTTCTAAATTCTTGTACTGTTGATACTGGTACTACTACAACTCTTTTACTATCAACACCTCTTGACTCTATCATATCTTTTGATACTGCATTTTCTGATTCAAACAGAACAACGCCTGCGTCTTTGTCTTTATCTAAAAATCGTTTGAGAATACCTAATGCGAAAAATGTTTTACCAGTTGCTGCCTCACCTGCAATTGCTGTAATTCTATTGCCTGGCAACCCACCGTAAATTGAACCTGAAAGAAGAGCATTAAAAGAATAAGAACCTGTATCTATAAATGAAGTTACATCACCTGCTGTGATACCTTCACTTGCTAGACTAGCAAATTCATTTCCTGTTTCTTTAATAATCTCTTTTAGAAAGTCTTTCATACTCTTTATATTCCTCTTCTGAATAATTTAATACATAAAATTTTATATTGTTAATATAACATAATTCCTTCACCGAGTCAAGTTCCTTTGGCAGAAAATTATGACTAATGTAATCATCTGGTCTTCTATAAATCGTTATTCTCACGATACTTTTTCCATCCTAAAGGTATATACCATAGTATAATAACTATCGGTATGGAAATAACAACCCAAAAATGCTGTGGGTGTTTATAATATACCATCATACCAATAATACTTCCTATATCTATAACGCTATGTATAGAAATCCACCAACCATAGGTTAGTTTCTCTATAATTTTCTTTCGTAAATTTCTTAAATAGGAACAGTAATGCCTTGACATAGCAAAACCATCATTGATGATGAATATAACCAAACATAAATAAAAGTAATCCATATTATTATTTATATAAACGCCTCTAACGTCCCTACTCTTGCGTGTTTAAATAGGTCTATCTTCTCTCCAAAGCACCAAATATTCTCAATATAAGTCATTGCCATAAAGACATTCAACTCTTCTTTTGTTTTAAACTTTTTAGTACCTTGTGGTCTTTGCATAATCCTCATACCAATTTGACCTAAAAACTTATCTTTAAATCTATCAACTAGTTCATCACTTGACCTATATCTAGTACCCTTAATCTTTGGATCCATAATATTAACAAACATAAATTTTGATTTACTCATTGTCTTTTCTGCAACTGGAAGATAAAAACTATCTCTCCATTTATCATACTCATTAAACTTATGCCAAGATTGTAGTTCTTCTTTCTCACCGCCTTTATTATATTGTTCAGTACTAAAATAAGGTGGACTTGTAAACGCACAATCTATATCTGGTAGTTCGTTATAAGGTAAATCTTCTGCACCACAATTCCATATCTTAACAGTTTTGTTTTTAAAGAATTTACTATACTCTTCTATTTGTTTTTGATAATTCTTATACGTATTTGGATTAGGGTCGCAACCATAATAATGTGTTGCCTTACTAGCAAAGAAACCAGCTAGTCTATCTCCCCAACCACAACTCGTATCTAATACTGTTTCTGCATTGGTCATATCGTATATTGTTTTTGCAACAACTGGTTTAAATTGTGTTGCAACATATGTACCTAATCTTATTGCTTCTCTATAACTATTTGGTGATAAATCTTTGGTACTATTCACACCTCTCCATAATGCACCTAAACATTTCCATATATCTTTTGCATTACCATTTTTAAAAACTTCAATTGGTGCTCTAAAACTATAACTTGAACAATTTAATCTTAACTCTTGATGAAAATAATTACTACATTTATTATATATTGAAGGAGCGTCAATTAGTCCTAGACCATATTTTGAATAAGGATACTTATAGTCATCATACTTTTCAAATATATCTTTATGACTTTGTTCATTAGGTGTACAAAGTTTGCTAGTATCAAACTTACTTAATTTTATTATATTATCTTTCATAACATCATATGAAATTTTATTTAAAGGAAATTCTGGTCTATGTTCAGCAATATATTCTGATAATAGTTCTCTAAATTTTTCTTTACCTATTTCATCTGTCCAATTTTTAAATTGGATAGAATCCATTATAGGCAATCTATTTTCGTCTGCGAATTGTTTAAGGTCTAGGTTTTTCATTGTTCCATAATATTAATAATAACATTGGTATTATAATACATAAAGCTGATAAAGTTAATGCAAGTAATAATGTCATACAAAAAACGGATTCACTTTCTTTAATCTCTTCTCTATGTCTTTAAAATAATTCTTTTCTCTTTCTATCAAGTAATACTTACGACCTTCTAATAACGCCGCTTCTCCAGTAGTACCTGTACCTGCAAATGGATCCAATACTGTTCCATCTTTAGGTGTAACTAACTTAACAAGATATCTCATTAACTCTAATGGTTTAACTGTAGGGTGTTCTGTATTTCCTTTTTCTTTTTTGCTTGCCTTGGCACAATAGAAAAATCTAGCAGCCGTACCTGTATCTCCTTGAAATGATTTACCATCATCACCTCTTTTTTTATATTCGTGGTCATAAAATAAAAAACTACCTTTTTCTTTTTGTACAGGTGCTTTTGCTCCTTTATCTTCACCAAATTTTCTAAACTCTTCTATAACTTCTTCTGATCCGTCGTGTATAACATTAGCGGGATATCTTCCATCTATTTTTTCTCCTGTACCAATTTTCTTTAAACCTAATTTATAAACTGCCTCTTTATGTTTTTTAGGTTCTCTTCTGTTTTTAGTTGTGTCCCACTCATATCCAGGCACTCTACACTCATCTATGTTTAAACTTTTATTAACACCCTTACGTGCCATTACAATTGGTTCACACGCAGGTTTTAAATAGTTTTTTCTTTTAGGAAAACCACTACCATATAACCATTGTATCATATCAAATATTTCAAACCCAGCGTCTTCTACTGCAACTGCCATTCTATGATAGTTTCTAGTGGCGGCAAAAGATAATAGTACTGCACCTGGTTTCATAACTCTATATACTTCTTTCCAAAAATCTTTATTAAATGCTATATCACCACCATCCCAAGTCTGTCCCATAAATCCTTTGGCTGCTCTATGATAAGGTCCATTTCGTCCTTCTTTCTCATCTTTATTATTAATGCCTTTTTGACCTGGTCCAAATCGTTTAAGTATAGACGCCAAATGATATGGTGGATCAGTTACACACGAATCAAATCTATTATCTTCAAGTGTTTTTAAATGTTCTAAACTTTCTGCGTTTTTAATATCCATATGCCTTACCTAAAAATCTCACTACTAATAAAAATATAATAAACTGGTAGAGTTTTATATTAGTATTCTGTGCTAGAAAACCTCCAAACAATACAGCAAAAAACATTATAAAGTTGTTCATCCTAAAAATGCCTCCAGACTTGCTTTCTTTTCGTGTTCCCAACCTATTGAATTTAATATAAATCTCATAGGGTCTAGGAAAGTTTCCTCAAACTG